ATAATCCTCCTTCACCCTCCTCAACTTCAACACCTTCACAATCGAATACCCAGCCGAAGCCAGCTTCTTCGAGTTCTTTACGGGTGTGGGAATATATAGCATTGTCTAAACTAAGGCTTTTTGTAAAGAAATACCTTTCCAAAAGTTCTCCATAAACCAACATATTTTCTTTAATGTTCCCTTTCACGACTACTATATACCGCTTCTCTTTCTCGACCTCGTAGCCGAACTGGTGCATGTTGACTAGAGTTTGAAATGATTTGGTGCTAGCGCTTAGAAACCACCTTTCAAACTCATTAAGTTTAGCGCCATCAAAAGTCGATGGAATATTATGGGTACATCGATACAAATTCCCTTCAAAATCATCCTTATTCTCTTCATACCAATCCGCCACAAACTGCTTTACTTTGACTTTATTCAACTCACGTCGAACCTTATCAGCATCCTTCAATTGATTGCCAACCCATTCTCCCTCAAATTTTCCTTGTTCGTAGCCTTCACGCCATTTCACATGACTGAAATCTTCCTTAAATTCACCCATGATAGCCTTTAGCCAAACTTCACGATCATGGTCTGGCAGTTCTCGTAATCTTGCTAGTATGTTCTTGAGATAACAAGGCGCTTCGTCTGCGTGACCTGTTTCTAGTTCGTCTAGTTGTTCCAAGTCTTGTAAAATTAGCTGACAAGCTAATTTTGCTCCAAAATCAAATACATTTTCATATAACTCTTTATACTTTTCAATCAATCGCTGTACTTTCATCTTCCATTTCCTCAACTTTCCGTCTTAATTCTTTATTCTTTTTCTTCAACAAATCGCGCTCAAGCGCTCTAATCCGTCTCTTCCGTGCATCGCACGGCTTCGAATACTCTGCTATCTTCTCTTCGTTTTGCTCAATTGTGCGTTTCAGTCCATCAATGACTGTCTGTTTGCTGTATTCCATGTTTTATCCTGTTTATAAAAATCCAGCTCTTGCACCTCATGGCTCAAAGACACAAGAGCTAGCAAATTCTTTATACGTCATTCGTCCAAGTCTGACGCATATTCTAGCTCGCTTTTAACGTGGTTCGCGGCACGTTGATTTTGTTGCTAAGTAATAGCAATCTACCGCACCATAATCAAAACGTACATCGTTTCTTCCGATATATTTTTTAAATCTTGGTCTAGTAATGCCAGAGAATGCCCATTGATGGTCTTTCATCCGTTCGATAAGTTCATCCACATTGTTAAAACTTCCAAGGTAAAACTTGCAGTGCCCATTATAGACGAAGTAAAGCTCTAACATCACTCCACCTCAATTGGGTAAAAGTTCCCAAAGGAACCCCTCAATGCCTTGCCAACCTGTACGGCTGCCGCCCGAGAAACAAACCGCAAGGCTTTCTTCTCCTCAGAACATGAAATGTCCAAGCCAGTCACGCCGATAACGACGGATCTCAGAAACGGCTTATCCTCTCTTGTCCCATGTTTTAAAATAAACATCAGCCACCTCCATTCTCAAGTCTTTCAAGTAATTCACGTTTCCGTTTTTCAAGCTCTTCCTTATCCTCCTCACTCGTAGTATTCACATAGTCAGGTTGAGACCATTCAGGAACATTGGATTTTGCTTGTCCTGGGCGGTTATAATTCTTATCCTCTTTATATTGACGGTCGTCCTCATCCACCTGCTCAATCGATGTGAAGCCTTTCTTTTTCCAACTTTCAAGAATGGCTATTAAGTAATTAAAACTAGGTTTGTGTGATCCTGAAGTTTTCTCGACTGCACGGTTCAACATATCAAAACTCATTCCATCAAGTCCCACATAATCAAGTAACTGTTGATGTGACTTATCAGTTAGATGGATTCCGCTATTTTTCAAACTTTCAGAGAGGCTGGAACTAATCATCACCTTATTATTATTTATCTCTATATCTTTATCTAATTCTTTATCTTTATCTAGTGCGTTACCATGCGTTACTGTAACGTTATCCATAACGTTATTAGTAACGTTACTTTCATTGTTCTGTGCAAGTAATTTTTGTTTTTGTCGGTGACGTGCGGCTCTATTTCGATTTTGCTCTTTTATTTTTTCCATGCCGTCAATGTTCTGATGTTTCTCCCAATTGGGTAACACTATCACTCCATCGATTTTTTCCACCATTCCAAACTTTTCAAAAACCTCAAGAGCCATACGAACTGTATTCAACGGACGATGGAACGTTTGTGCAAGCGTTTCATCGGTGTATATAATGTTTTTAGAAATGGCTAGTACGCCTTTTCTATTCAATTTTCCTGCTAGTGTTATAAGTTTGATCCAGATTACAATAATTGCGTCACGATCAGGTAAGGCATCAATTAGACACATCTTTTCATCGTCAAAAATATCGGTTGTGATTTTTATCCACTTGATTTCAGACATCCCGAGCCCCCCACTTCCTACGGTTCGCACGGTACTTCATCCGCATATCCTCATAGATGTACCTACCCTCTAGCGCCATCTTCTCGACCTTCAACAGCTTATTTTCAGAGACTACATCATGATAGTCCTTAGCTAGTTTTTCATAGTCCGTTAGGTATTCTTTGATGAGTGATATTTTTCTATTCTCGTCCTCTAAATATATTTCAAAGTCAGACTTTTCTTCATCAGACGATAACATTTCTTTATTCACTCTTTCATGCCACAACAGCCATTCAATCAATTCTTCCATTTCCTGACCTCCTCACTTTAAAATGTGCATTTTAGGCTCTGGCAATGCTAAAGGCTCAGGACGCAAGCCTTCAGGACGTTCATTGTCGTAGGTAAAACCCTTGGACGGACGACGAATATTCTTGCGGATCTCTTGCCATTTGTCCTCTCTACCACGTTCGTATGCATGGTTGTACCCTTGGATAATCATAGACGCAAATTCTCGCTCTTCTCGTCTCTCTTTTTCCTTACGCTCTTCTTGTAGTTTGATATGACGACAAGTCTCTGCAAATCCAATCAGCAAGGCTCCAACGCCCATCAACTGGTTTAAAATCGGTGGTTCAAACATTTTTAATCTCCTTTATTGTGCTAATTGACTTTGAAACCGAAGTACATCGTTCATGTCATATAAATATTTACCGCCTTTAGCATTTTGCTGGTAGCGGAATTTCCCTGCGTCTCTGAAATCTTCAATTTTCTTACGACCCCAACCTGTTTTCTCTTGGACATCTTTGATTGAAGCCCAGTTCGTACCTCTTGATACTCGTAGTTTAGCTTCAGTCATAGCTTTCACATTCAACTGGACAAGTTCTTCCAGCAGTTCATTTTTGAAATCTTCTCCAAACAATTCCAAAGCCATTGGCAATTTCCTCTCTTTCGTGTTATAATCATATTGAATATTTAAGTAAGCGCCTGATTGCCGTCAGGTGCTTTTTGCTCTACGATGCATAAGCGTTCAGCTCCATAATCTTCATCTTGGTATTAGTGCTTGGCTCCCACGTCATCCAGTAAGCAAGAGCTGCATCAGCATGCTTCTTGGGTAGCAAGTCATAGCGACTAATATTGAAATGATCCTTGAAATCAATCTCAGCTTGTCTAAAAACTGATTGAGCAAAAATCTTATCAGCATAAGCTGGACTATCAATACCGCCAAGGCAAGCCACGACACGAGCCTTGCGCTTCTTCAGGAGCGACTGAGCATAGCTTGGATGAATCGGTTGCTCACTCTTGAGGTAGTCGATATCTTCCAGCATGCTATTCTGTTGCTCACGCAACTTCTTCTGACCAGTAAACAGAGCAATAAAGGCTTCCTCGTCCAAATCCTCTCGGATAAATCCACCCTGCTTTCGAATAGCTGGCAAGACCTCTGATGTCACCCAGCGCTTGAACTCCTTGGCTTGAGGTAATTTGCTGGATAAAATGAGAGAATAGAGACCAGATTCGTTAATAACGGTAACACCTCTATTTCCAAAAGTACCGTTTTGGTAGTTTTGGCGATCTTCTTCATCTACGTGACGGTTTATGTCTCGACTACCGTTTTGGTATCCTAGAATATCCGCAACATCCTTCCCGACAAACCAAGGCTCGTCATCAATTGTCAAAGCACGGACTTCCTGCCCGTGAAAATTAAAAATTTCGTTCATAAAATTCCTTTCTAAATTTGGTATAATTAAAATAAAAACACGAGGTGTATTATGGCTGATTTGTTACCTACAATCTTAACTGCGTTTGCAACAACTATGGCTACAAAGGGAGCTGAGGCTCCTGCTAACACTTTTAATGAAGCATGGAAATATGTTTTTGGTTCTCTTGATAGTTTCCTATTACGAAAAAATGAAAAACGTAAATATGATAATGAGAAGTACATTGAATCACTAACTGAGAAAGTCGAACAAATACCTGTAGAAAATATACAAGAACCTAAAATGAGTATATTAGGACCTGCATTGGAAGCATCAAAATTTTATATTGAGGAAGAAGATATACGAGAAATTTTTGCATCACTATTAGCGGCATCATTTGATTCTTCAAAAAGTTCGTTATTGCATCATTCTTTTGTTGAAATTATTAAACAGCTCAGTCCTTTAGATGCTAGGAATTTGAAGTTTATTGCTCAAAGAAAACGATGTCCTGTCGCTAAGTATTTGCTGGAATTCGAAACAGGGGGTCAGAGCCTTTTAAAACCACTAATTTTTATTCCTCATGATGGTGAAATAGAATCGTCACTTGATAACTCAATGTTTGATTTTGATAGAAATGCTTCCTCTATTACAAACCTTGAAAGATTAGGTTTGATTAAAGTTGATTTCACAACTTGGCTTTCGAAAAAAGAAAAATACACATTACTTGAAAGCAACCCTTTAGTCACAGCTTATAAAACATCGTATATCAATGCTAAAAACAACGAAAAATTCCATGTAGAAAAAGGGATTATAGATATTACACCTTTAGGTGAAGATTTCTATAATGTCTGTTTATAAAAACAATCTTTTGACCAAATTTTCAAAATGTGTTTTTAACCATTCATCTTGCTTGTCGAAAAAATCGGCAAGCCATTTTTTTATCATCTTTATTTGAATAGTCATCATCAGTATTGAAATTATTGATGATACTATGGCACTGAGTATGATTTCTCTCATATTCCTCTCCTTCAGCATCTAATTTTTATGATTAGGTGTTTTTTGTTGCATAGCACGTTTTCTGATAGCTTTCCCCAAACAATCAGCTAGGTGAATCATGTGTGGAATATTCCATCCCTTGATGGAAACAATAGCTCCTAAAGCTTCATAATAGGTTTCTGTATGTGCCAAAACATCGTCAACCATATTTTCAAAATGTTTCTCAATAATTTCTTTGATAAGATCATTATTTTGTTTCTTTTCGTTCATAGTATTCCTTTCTAAATTTGATATAATATAAATAAAACTCAGAGGTGTAACATGAAATTTGAACCAGAACTAGTAAGAGATATTTTGCTAGATATTGAAGAATTACATCAATATCCAGAACCGTTTATTTTCTCTAGTAACTCGAAGTTTAACAGAGCTAACAAGTATGAGACAAATACTATTGTTTATCACTGTAAGTTACTATCAGAAGCTGGTTTTATAAATTGGTCTCCGACCTTTGACGGTTCAAACTCTTTGTATATTGCTTTTGTTCATGGCATGACTTACCAAGGGCACCAGTTCCTTGATTCAGTTAGGAGTCCTAAAGTTTGGAGAGAAACCAAGAGTGTCGCTGAAAAAGTAGGTGTCTTTTCACTAAATTTTCTATCTCAAACAGCCTCTCAAATCATTGCTAATTTCGCCACAAACCCAGAATTATTTAAGTAGCGTATTTTGAAATGATTGCTTAACAGTTGCTTCGTGTAGCTGTTCACGAGCATCTATATAGTCAATTTGGATGAGAGATTCTGGGATTTCACCTCCCTTAGTCCCCCAAATGATTTTGATAGATTTAAGGCCGATACCCTCAGCTCGGAAATCAATTCCATTCAAAATAACGTGTGGAACACTAGAATCACTACTAATCTTGATTTCTAAATCTTGGACTGGTAATGATTTTTTTGATAAATTGCTCATCTTTCTCTCCTTTCTTTTAAAAAATTATCCAAAAAATTTGACCTTTTTGATGTTTCCATTTTGGTGACTATCTTGGTAAAAAAATTTCTTGCAATGGTTTGTTAAAAAAACTATGCAAGAAAAACATCTCATCTTGAGTAAAAGGACGTTGTCCCTTTTCTTTTTGACGATATGCGGTCTCGGATATCCCAATTTTATCTGCCAAATTCTTTTGCGTCAACCCTTTAGATTTGCGTAATTCATACAAAAGTATTTGCAAACCATAATCACCTCCTATTCATTTAAAAAAACCATTTCCAGATGAAGTACACCCAGATAAAGCCAGTTAGCGTCCAGCAAACCACATTCCAAAATTTCTTCTTGTCTTTCATATGACAACTCCTTTTTGATATAATAATCTTATCCGGACAGAAAGGAGGATAAGAACCTATGGACAAAGAGACTCCACAATCACAAATCCCTGAAGTAAGGGGCGAGACTAGCCAAGTCAAACAACCGCCCGAATACTTCAAGAGACCGAATCCCACCACATCTAAAAATAAATAATTTTAAGATTTTTCTCGAAGTTTAGATAGACCCTGGCTTCGAGATTCTTTATTTCCAGATAGTGGTGGAGATCTTGCTCTGTTTCGATAGCATACTCAGGATGACTTTCAAAATATGGAACGACGATACAAGAAAATTCTTCCGCCTTCCCATTGATAGCCGTGAGGAATCCTTTGGCCAGTAGTGTCCCACTTAAGTCAAAGATAAAATAATGGTTCTTCTCGTCCTGAAACATCATATCTCGAACCTTGACAGGTACCAGACTACTTTTCTTTTTTCCCCTTAAATAATTGATACCACTGTATACGAGATGCAAAGCGAAGGGAAATGTTAAGCTAAAGACCAAAGCTAATATAACTGTAATCGCTAGACGCCATTCACGAGCAAAATCCCACTGCCCTAAAAATAGATAGATACTATAGTTAGCAGAGGTCATCAGAGCGATGATATACTTTCGCTCACTAGCATCCCCATAGTCCATGGTACGGATGCGACTACTGAGCCAAAAGTTTAGATAGCCTGTTCCACCCAGAGCCAATACAGACTCCAAAAATTCTTTCATATTCTCAATTCCTCCTTTCTATTTTTCAAGAGATATGCTATACTGTTAGTGAGCCTTGGGGCTTTCGCCCCGCTCACCCCACTTCTATTTCAAGAAGTGTTTGATTAACTCAACACTGCCTGTAATCACTGTTGAGATAACCAGAGCCTTAGGACCGTCAAGCCATGGCTCTTTTTTTGTTGCCTTTTCAGGCTTTTTGCGTCTCCGCATATCTCTTTTCCTCCTGTTTTATTTGATTGATTACCTCAACCATGATTTAATTACATCACCATTTCGGTGACAGGTCAACACTTTTTTAATGAAAAAATAAAAAAAGTTGCGTTTTCGGTGACTTTTTTATATAATTTACATATAACATCATAAAGGTAAAAAATATGGACTTAAAGAAATATATAGGAAATCAAATAAAAGTATTTAGAAAGTCAACTGGTCTTACTCAAGATGAACTTGCTCAAAAACTAAATACAACAAAACAAACCATAAGTAGATACGAAAAGGGAGATCGTAAAGCTAATCAAGATATGCTTTTTTCCTTATGTGATATTTTCGGAGTAAGCATTGATGACTTCTTTCCATCTACGAATGAAAACTCTACCACCCCCACAGCGTCCCCAGATTCCCTCACACAGCAGATAACGGACAAGGTGGTACAATTAACTCCAGATAATAAAAAAATCGTGCTACGGACGTCTGAGGAGCTTCTGAAAAAGCAGAAAAACGAAGAAGAAACGAAGATAAACGAAGTATCGGAAGTTATCAGCTTGTACCAAGTTGATGTTGTATCTGAGACGGCTGCAGCTAGCGGATTTAACTATGGATTTGGCTACGACGATACAGACAGAGAGACTATAGAGGTTGACGAGCGACCACCACGTCACGATATTGCGACTAAGGTCAGCGGAGACTCCATGCAACCTGACTACCAAGACGGAGACATTCTCTATTTAGTAGACAAAGGACTGACCACCTACAACGGAGATTTAGCAGTTATCGCATACGGAGACCGTTCTTACTTCAAGAAGATATATACCGAAAACGGACGATTACGCCTAGTGTCGCTCAATGACAAGTACGAAGACATCATCCTAGACTTCCCACCAGCCGAAGACACACACATCAAGATCTATGCAGTTGTCGGGGTGTATAGAGGGGAATAAAATGAACAAAGAAAATCCATATTTTGAACAAACTAAACAAAACTACATAGAAGTTGAAAAACTCTATAAACTTGGTAAAGCAAAACATACATCTTCTAAATACCGATTTCTTGCACCAGCAGTTAAAAGACAATCTGAACAATTCTTATTTGAAGCTAAGACTCAAAAAAGAAAATATTGGAAATTCAGTCGCGGCTCTCTAGTATTTGTAGAATTTGGTGTAAACATAGGCGGAGAATTATCAAATAACCATTGGGCGATCGTCTTAGACAAAGTAGATAGTCCTTATAAAAAAACACTCACAGTAATTCCTCTAACATCTAAAAATCAAATAGATACTGTACTCATTGATGAAATTATTGCAGAATACCCTTCTATTTTGCTTGATGAATATATTGAAAAATTACACAAAGAATTATTTGCTTACCTAAAATATTTAGATTCCAATAATGCAATCACCGAAGCTGCCTTATCGGATATCTACCAAGCCTACACAGAACAATTTTCAAACGAAATAATTCAACCTAAGATAGTAGACGATGACAACCTTAAGCGAACACAATCAGAAATATCTGACATTATTGAATTAACTCAATACTACAAAAAATACATTAAGCGCTCTTATGCCAAGTGTAATAACCTTCAAACAATCAGCAAAGATAGAATTTTAAAGAAAAATAGATTAGATCCAATCGGAAAAATGAAAGTATCTGATAACACATTGGACAAAATTAACGAAAAGTTAAAAGAATTATACCTTTTCTAATCTCTTGACATTTCTTAATAATTATATTACAATACAGCTATCAGGAGTTTAGCTCCATAAAGTTTACATTTGGATTTTAGATCCATAACGTGATGGTAGCCGTATTTGATACGGCTACTTTTCTTTTTATCTAGCAACTGTTTCCATTTTGGAAACAACTCAAAAAATCCCCACACTCGCCATCGCCAAATTTTGAGTGTGAGGATATCCTGTATAGTAAAAGGCATTAAAAAGCCCTCTTTACTATACCCATTTTATCAAGAAATGAGGTAAAAATCAATGGAAATAAGGTCTTATAAAAAGAAAAACGGAGAGACGGCTTACATGTTCCGTGCCTATATCGGGAAAATTAACGGATATAGTCAATACGCTACTCGCCGTGGATTTGCCACGAAAGCTAAAGCAAGAGCAGCACTGCTTCAACTGCAGGACGATATTGAGAGTGGTGAGCAAAGCAGGAAAGAAATCACGGTTGAGGAGATTGCTAAAAAATGGCTCAAAGATTATTCTGAAACCGTACAAGACAGCACCTATATCAAGACTTCTAGAAATTTCAAGAATCACATCTATCCAGTTTTCGGCAATAGAAAAATAGCTAGTATCACTCCTCTTCAAATGCAAGAGCAGGCCAATGAATGGTCTAGAAAATTAGTCTATGGTCGTAAATTAAAAGGATTGATGAATAATGTTTTTAAATACGCAATTAGGCATGGATATATTGATACGAATCCAGTTGATAGCGTGATTGCTTCAACAAGAAAGAAATCAGATGGTAAAAGCGACTTTTACAACAAAGACGAACTTCAAAAATTCTTGAAACTTGTCTCCAAAACAAAGGATCTAGAAAAGATAACTCTATTCCGTCTTCTGGCCTTCACAGGGGCACGAAAAGGGGAGATTTTGGCCCTTGAATGGAATGACTGGACAGATAATACTCTAGACATAAACAAGGCTATTACGAGAGGTTTCGCAGGCGAAGAGATAGGCAACACTAAAACGGTCAGTAGTAATCGACTAATCAGTCTAGACAAAAAGACAAAAAATATTTTGAAAAAATGGAAAAAGCAAAATCCAAACACAAAATATATCTTTGAAAATGAATTTAAAAAGCCAATTCCAAGCACCTTGCCTAGAAAATGGCTTATTAAAATTGTGGAGGGTAGCGACCTGCGTCCGATTAAAATCCACGGGTTCAGACATACACATGCCAGTCTATGTTTCGATGCTGGTATGACCTTGAAGCAAGTCCAACATCGTCTAGGGCATTCTGATTTGAAAACGACCATGAACGTTTATACCCACATAACCAAGCAAGCTAAGGACGACATCGGAGAACGCTTTGCAAATTATATTGATTTTTAAGGAGGTTCGCCTCCTTTTTGTGACTCCTTTTGTGACTCCCTTTTTTACAAAAGAATACCAAGGAATACCAAAGACAAAAATAAAAAACGTTGATTTAACAACGTTTTACCAAGGAATGCAAAAGAATGCAAAGGAATAATGGAGCCGGTGGGAGTCGAACCCACGTCCAAACACCTGCCAACATATTTGTCTACAACCATAGGTTATGTATTAGTTTAACAGTCCCTCGACACATAACTCAAGCCTAGAAACTGCGAGTCTATCAATCTCTTATCAAGCCACTAGACAAGACTTGATCGTATCTCGCTAATAATAAGACCTGTCATTGAACACGAGCAATCCAAATCGGGTCACGCCTGCTGGTTTTTAGGCAGCTAGAGCGTAAGAAGTGTTATTTTTTGCAGTTATATTTAACTGAGCGTTTACGTCGCCACACGAGTCGCAAAATATGCCTCATAATGCCTGTCGAATCCGTAACGACCCCAAAAGACAGTAAAACCATTATACCTCATCTAACTCAAAAATGCAAAAAAGAAATTAATTAACTACAAAAGATAGTCTTCCAAGGATTTTGTCAAAACCTGGTAACCAGCAACACTGAGATGCAGTCCATCGGTAGTATAGTCTTTTTTTAGTTGGCCTACTTGGTCTGTCAAACTATCAAAAACTGGCACAAATTCTACCTGCATATAGACAGAAGCAAGCTCTTGATAGGCTTGATTCCATTTCTGAATTTTTTCATTCGTACGGATATAGACTGTCTGCTTGTACTCCTCGCTCTCATTGACTGGCAAAATGGAAAGCAATTTAATCTCAGTCAATGGATAATCGCGAGCAATGGATTGTATGATAGCTTCAAGATTATTGAGAGCCTCATTTACAAGTACATCTTTTCCGATATCATTTGTCCCAATCAGAAGGACAATTTTATCTACTGTTCCACCGTAAAGATGCGCATCTAGATTCTCTAGTAACAGCCCTGTCTGATAACCTCGAATGCCTCGATTGACAATCGTCTTTGAAGTCCCAAACAACTCCTGCAGAGGATAATACTCAACAATGGAATCCCCAATAAAGAGAATATCTGGCTCTACAACAGAAACTTGATTTAAGTGACGGTACTTAGTTTGGATTTTTCCTTGTTCCTTTAGGAGCCAATTTTCTAATAACTGTACTGCCACTTCATTCTCCTTTTTCTAACCAGTTTTCCAAGACTTGATAAACTCCTCCTTGG